AATCTGGTCGATTCTGACGTATATCGCAGTATTTTTCCGGACTTAAACCTGCAAAGTGACTCAAAAGCGGCTGGTCGATGGAACACAAGTAAGGGCGGCGACTACTTCGCTATCGGTGTAGGCGGTGCGGTGACAGGTAAGGGCGCTGATGTGCTTATTATCGATGACCCGCACTCGGAACAGGAAGCTGCATTGGCTCAAGTTAACCCCGACATCTACGACAAGGTGTACGAGTGGTATACGTCCGGTCCTCGGCAGCGACTCCAGCCGGGTGGGGCTATTGTAATAGTGATGACGCGCTGGAGCTTGAGGGACTTGACGGGTCAGGTGATTAAGTCAGCGACGGCTAGGGGTGGTGATGATTGGGAAGTGATTGAGTTTCCGGCCATCATGCCGTCTGGCAATCCGCTGTGGCCTGAGTTCTGGAGTCTGGATGAGTTGTCCAAGCTCCGCCAAGAATTGCCGAACAGCAAGTGGATGGCGCAGTACCAGCAGCAGCCGACATCAGAACAGAGTGCCATCGTCAAGCGGGAGTGGTGGAAGATATGGGAGAAGGAAGACCCGCCGCCATGTGACTATATATTGCAGACGTGGGACACGGCGTTTGAGAAAAATACGCGGGCTGACTATTCTGCCTGTACGACGTGGGGTATCTGGTACAACCCGGACGACAATGACCAGCCAAACATTATCTTGTTGAACTCGTTTAAAGAGCGTATGGAGTGGGTTGAGCTTAAGAAAACAGCGTTTCAACACTATAAAGATTGGGAACCTGATAGCATATTGATTGAGAAGAAAGCCACCGGAGCCCCGCTCATTTATGAGTTCAGGGCAATGGGTATCCCTGCGCAGGAGTTTACGCCGGGGAAAGGCCAAGACAAGATCAGTCGGTTGAACGCGGTATCGGACTTGATCGCCTCGGGTAAGGTGTGGGTGCCACAGACTCGGTGGGCGGAAGAGTTGGTCGATGAGATAGCGTCGTTCCCGTCGGGCGAGCATGATGACTTAGTTGACGCGACGACTCTTGCCTTGATGCGGTTTAGGCAGGGTGGGTTCATCCGGTTACCGAGCGATGAGGCAGACGAGATACGGCTGTTTAAAAGCAAGCGAGGGTTGCCTTATTATTGATATTTTTGATGATCTGGCGGAGTTTGCAAAATGGTGGTTACACCATAGGATGTTATTGCCGCCGCCAAACGCAGTCACGACGTACCAGAACATGACGGGTACTTGCTTGTACAGGCATGGGCAGTATCAGGTGCAGATGTTTACATCCAAGCCGAACTCGGTGTCAGTGTCACATGTGCATCCGAACGTGGACAGTTATGAGTTGTACCTGTGTGGCGACTTAGACTTTGTAATTGACAGCAACATATATAAACATCAAGAAGTGGCAGCAAACCCAATACCAGTAAGGATTCACCCACATTACTGGCACGAAGGCACAACAGGCCCACTAGGGGGTTCATTTTTGTCGTTACAGAAATGGCTCAATAATATGCCGCCGTCGTGTGTGGGCGAGGATTGGGTTGGGGCAGATGGCAGTGCTGCGGGTACCTGTGTAGGTAGAACAGAAACTAAGGAATAATCATGGCAATGGAAAAGAGTTTGTACTCCGCCCCTCAAGGCATCGATCAAGAGATGGATGAGCCTGATCTGGAAATTACCATTGAGGACCCAGAAGCAGTCAGTATTGGTATCGATGGGTTGCAGATTGACATCGAGCCTGAAGAAGAATCAGACGAAGATTTTGACGCTAACTTGGCGGAATACATCCCGGATAGCGAGTTATCAGGACTTGCCAACGACTTGGTCGATGCCTACGAGGAAGATGTAAGTTCCCGTAAGGATTGGATTCAGACCTACGTTGATGGCCTTGATCTGCTAGGTATGAAGATCGAAGAGCGTACCGAGCCTTGGGCTGGCGCGTGCGGAGTAGTCCACCCACTGATGTCGGAAGCCTTGGTTAAGTTCCAAGCTGAAACGATCATGGAGACTTTCCCAGCGGCGGGGCCTGTTAAAACAAAGATCATCGGTAAGGAAACGCAGGCTAAGAAAGAAGCTGCGGAGCGCGTCAAAGACGACATGAATTACCGTTTAACGGAAGAAATGCCTGAGTATCGCCCTGAGCATGAGCGTCTTCTTTGGGGCTTGGGCCTATCTGGTAATGCGTTTAAGAAGGTGTACTACGATCCAGCACTGGGTCGGCAGGTGTCTAATTACGTCCCTGCGGAAGATATTGTTGTGCCATACGGCGCGTCATCCCTGCGTACAGCCGAGCGTGTTACCCACGTGATGCGCAAAACCGAGAACGATATACGCCGTTTGCAAGTAGATGGCTTTTATCGGGACGTGGACTTAGGCCAGCCAAGCAATACGATTGAGGAAGTTGAGAAGAAGATTGCGGAGAAGATGGGCTTCCGCGCCGTGACCGACGACCGCTATCGCATTCTTGAGATGCACGTTGATCTGGACTTAAAAGGTTACGAGGATACAAACAAGAAGGGCGATGAGACAGGTATTGCCCTGCCTTACGTGGTGACAATCGACAAGTCTAGCCTACAAGTATTGGCAATCCGCCGTAACTGGAAACCTGACGACAAGCTCAAACGCAAGCGTAATCACTTTGTACACTACGGGTACATCCCGGGTTTTGGCTTTTACGCCTTCGGTTTGATCCACTTGATCGGCGCATTTGCTAAGTCGGGCACGTCAATTCTGCGTCAGTTAGTGGACGCCGGTACGCTGTCTAACCTGCCGGGCGGCTTAAAATCTCGCGGTATGCGTGTAAAGGGTGACGACACACCTATCGCACCGGGTGAGTTTAGGGACGTGGATGTGCCTAGTGGATCGATCCGTGACAACATCTTACCGCTTCCTTACAAAGAACCAAGCCAAGTTTTAGCGGCGTTGATGAACCAAATTATTGACGAAGGCCGTCGCTTCGCTTCCGCTGCTGATATGAAGGTGTCGGACATGTCGGCTAACTCCCCGGTTGGGACTACGTTAGCAATTTTAGAGCGCACACTTAAAGTAATGTCAGCGGTTCAAGCCCGTGTTCATTACTCGATGCACGAAGAGTTACGCCTACTCAAAGACATTATTCGGGACTACACCCCTGAAGAGTATAGCTACGAGCCCGTTGACGGCAACCGCCAGATTAAGCAGTCGGATTACGACCAAGTAGATGTAATACCGGTTAGTGATCCGAACGCGGCGACGATGTCACAGAAAGTTGTGCAGTATCAAGCCGTGTTGCAATTGGCTCAAGGCGCACCTCAGTTGTATGACTTGCCACTACTCCACCGTCAGATGCTGGAAGTCTTGGGTATTAAGAACGCCGCAAAGCTAATCCCAATGCAGGACGACACCCGTCCACGCGACCCTATTACCGAGAATCAGAATATTTTGCGGATGAAACCGGTTAAAGCGTTCTTCTACCAAGACCATCAGGCCCACATTGCTGTCCACATGGCAGTTATGCAGGAACCTAAGATGCAGCAGATGATGCAACAAAACCCACAAGCACCGCAGATGGCAGCAGCAATCGCCGCACATATTGCGGAGCATCTAGGCTACGAATACCGCAAGCAGATGGAAGATGTGATGGGCATCCAGCTACCTAATTACGACGAGGACGACGACGAGCAAGTTATCCCGAAGGATATGGAAGTTGAGATTTCCAAACGTGCGGCACAGGCATCCCAGCAATTGCTGCAACAGAGTAAGCAGCAGGCTCAACAACAGCAGGCACAAGAACAGATGCAAGACCCAATCGTTCAAATGCAGATGCAAGAACTGCAAATTAAACAGGCCGAACAGCAACGTAAGGCCCAGAAAGACAAGGATGACGCGCAACTTAAGATGGCTCAAATACAAGTTGAACGTGACCGTATCGCAGCACAACAAGAAATTGCCGGAGCCAATATGGCGATGAAACACCAGCAAGAAGTACAACGTGCGGAAAAAGCTCAGGAAACTGAAGGCTTCCGCCAAGGTATAGCAATGCTTAACGCCCGCCAAAAAACGCCGCCAAAAAGGTAAATAATGGAACAAGTCATTGACTTAATACTAAAGCAACTAAGAGAGCGTCGGGATCAACTAACCGATGCTGTCTCCGGTGGAGCCGCGAAAGACTACGCCGAATACAAGTATCTATGTGGTGAGATTCGAGGACTCACTGCTGTAGAGATGTATCTACAAACCCTCGCAAAAAACTTGGAGCAAATTGATGAGTGAAATCCTAATCGGTTCAAACCCCGATAGCTTGGATGCAACAGTACTACCAGCCGCAGCAGAAGATAAGGCAAAACAACTGCCCCAACCTTCTGGGTACCATATCTTAGTAACAACTTCCGCCGTCGAATCCAAATACGAGAGCGGGATTATTAAAGCAGACCAAACAATGCACTACGAAGAAGTGCTAAGTACGGTGTTCTTTGTTGTTGAGATGGGGCCAGATTGTTATTTAGATAAGGCAAAGTTTCCTACAGGCCCTTGGTGCCAAAAAGGTGATTTTGTTTTGGCTCGACCAAACTCAGGCACGCGCCTGAAGATTCACGGTCAAGAGTTCCGTCTAATTAACGATGACTCGGTAGAAGCAGTGGTTCAAGACCCACGTGGCATTTCAAGAGCATAAGGAGACACAAATGGCTGAATTCGAGAAAAACGAGTACAAATTCCCTGATGAAATAGATAAAAAAGCATCCCGTGACGAGGATGAAGATCAGGACATTAGGATTGAGATAGAAGACGATACCCCGCCGGAAGACCGTGGCCGTAAGCCACTGCCTAAAGCGATATTAGAAGAGATTGAGCAAGACGAACTAGATGAATACTCTGGCAAAGCCAAGGAACGTCTGTTTCAAATGCGTAAGGTTTGGCACGATGAGCGACGGGAAAAAGAAGCGGCGCTCCGTGAACAGCAGGAAGCTATCCGTATAGCCCAGCAAATCCTTGAAGAGAACAAGATGCTCAAAAGCACCTTGGCTTCGGGGGAAAAAGAGTACATATCTACGGTGCAGTACGCCGCTGATACTGAGCTTGAAATGGCTAAACGAAACTTCCGAGAGGCGCATGATTCGGGCGATCCAGACAAACTTATGGAAGCGCAGCAGGCTCTTACGGAAGCTACGCTACGTGTAGATAAAACAAAAAATTACAGACCTACTTTACAAAATGCAGAAAATGATATAAAACTGCCACAAATGAATCAGGCGGTGTCCAAACCGCCCCCTGATCCTAAATATGTCGATTGGCGTGAGCGTAACAATTCTTGGTTCCAGAAGGACAAGGAGATGACGCAAGCGGCCTTTGGACTACACGAGAAGCTAGCCGATCAGTACGGCCCTGAATATATTGGTACTGATGACTACTATCAGCGCATGGACAAAACAATGCGCAAACGGTTTCCCGAAGCCTTTAGGGACGAGGACACCGAAGAAGCTGATTCCAGACCTCAGCGAAAAGCATCAACGGTTGTTGCTTCTGCCAAACGAAGCACGGCTCCTAAGAGTATTAGGCTAACAACGTCCCAAATTGCGTTGGCTAAAAAGCTGAGACTAACCCCGGAGCAATATGCTCGTGAAGTTCTTAAATTGGAGAATAAATAATGGCAAACGGCAATAACAGACTGATGCGTGAACTTGAAACCCGTGACACGGATATGCGCCCTAAGCAGTGGGCACCAGCCGAGCTTCTCCCTGAACCGGATAAGCAACCGGGGTATTCATATCGCTGGATTCGTACTTCGACCTTGAACAACGCTGACCCACGTAACCTTTCGGCCAAACTCCGAGAAGGCTGGGAGCCTGTCAAAGTAGAAGAACAACCTAGATTCCAACTGTTAATCGATCCGAATAGTCGCTTTAAGGACAATATCGAGATTGGTGGATTGTTACTGTGCAAGACCCCGTCAGAGTTCGTAGATCAACGTAATCAATATTACCAAGACCAAACTCAGGCGCAGACTCAAGCAGTGGACAATAGCTTTATGCGTGAAAACGATGCCCGGATGCCGCTCTTTGCTGAGCGTAAATCGTCCACATCGTTTGGCAAAGGACGTTAACTTTTTTATTTTTTAGGAGTCTTATATGGCTTATCCTGTTGTCGCGGCCCCTTACGGCCTAAAGCCGATCAATCTGATCGGTGGTCAAGTATTTGCGGGTTCTACTCGTGAATATGCGATTCCTTACGGATATGCGACTGATATTTTTTACGGCGATCTAGTTGGTTTGACCCGTGGCAATATTCAGCGTTTAACCGTTTCTACTGGCACCCTTGGCACTGTTACAGGTGTTTTCTTGGGTTGCTCCTATACAAACCCTACAACTAAGCAAAAACAATTTGCTCAGTACTGGCCCGGTGGCACTACCGCTGGTGATGCTGTTGCGATTGTCTGTGATGATCCTGACACTGTCTTCAAAGCTGCTGTCTGCTCTTCTGGCGTTGTTATGGCTTCTGGCGCTCGTGCAATGATCGGCCAGAACTTGGCTATGATTGATAACGCAGGCAATGAAAACACCGGTAACTCTGCTAATGCGCTGTTGGCTCCTACCAATACGCCTGCGACTACCGATGCGTTGCCAATTCGTGTTTTGGGCGTAGTGCCTGACACCGTTGTGACCTTGGGGAATGCTACCTATGTTAGCGCTTCTGGTGCCACTATTACCTGCTCTGCTCTGCCTTTCGCATTGCCTGTTGGTACAGATGTTGGTTCACTTGCTGCTAATGGTCAGTACATTGCTTCTGGTTCGTTTGTTGATACCGCAGCGTCTGCTGGTGCAACTTCGTTTATTTTGAACGCTGCGCCGATAGCTGCTTTTGCGGCTAGTTCGACGATTGTGTTTGCACAGTACCCAGAGTTGCTGGTTAAGTTGAACTTCGGTCAACACCAGTATTACGCTGCCACCAGCATTGCATAAGGAGCTAAATCATGGCTATTTCACGCGCACAACTACTTAAAGAGCTGCTCCCGGGCCTGAATGCACTGTTCGGTTTGGAGTACGCAACTTACGGCGAGCAACACAAAGAGATTTACGAAACTGAAACCTCTGAGCGTTCGTTCGAAGAAGAGACAAAGCTGTCTGGCTTCTCCGCTGCACCTGTTAAAAACGAGGGCTCAGCCATCGCTTACGACAATGCACAAGAGGCATGGACTGCTCGCTACAACCACGAAACCATTGCTCTGGGTTTCTCGCTGACCGAAGAGGCCATCGAAGACAACCTGTATGACAGCCTGTCGGCTCGTTATACCAAAGCTCTGGCTCGTGCTATGGCTTACACCAAGCAAGTTAAGTCGGCTAACACCCTGAACAACGGTTTTAGCAATGCTTATACTGGCGGTGACGGCGTAGCTCTGTTCTCATCGGCACATCCGCTGACCTCTGGTGGCACCAACAGCAACATTCCTTCAACCCCAGCCGATCTGAACGAGACTTCCCTTGAAGCCGCCGTTATTCAAATCGCCGCATGGACTGATGAGCGTGGCCTGCTGATTGCTGCTAAGCCTAAGAAGCTGATTGTTCCACCTGCGTTGCAATTCGTTGCTACTCGTCTGTTAGAAACCGAACTTCGCGTTGCTACTGCCGATAACGACATCAACGCATTGAAGAACAACGGTTCTATTCCAGAAGGTTATACGGTTAACAACTTCCTGACCGATACAAACGCATGGTTCCTGACCACTGACGTTCCAAACGGCATGAAGCACTTTATCCGTTCGCCATTGGCTAACTCGATGGATGGAGACTTCGACACGGGCAACGTCCGTTACAAGTCCCGTGAGCGTTATTCGTTCGGTTGGTCTGACCCTCTGGGCATGTACGGTTCCGCCGGTGCGTAATTGATGTAAAAAAGGGGGCGTAAAAACCCCCTTTCTTTTTTTATGGTATAAAGCTATAAATACCGGGGTTATCCGGTGTATCTGACAGTCCCGGCTGACGACATGCAGACAGATACGCCCTCACTTGCATGTAAGGAACCTATATCATGGCAACTACCACTTTCTCCGGCCCGGTCGTATCTAATAACGGCTTTATCACCGGAACAGCCTCTTCCCCGCTTGTTGAAACCACTGCTGGCAATGTGTCTGAATCGTATGTTACGACTTCGGCTGCCACTGGCGATACACGTCTGTCTTATCAGCGTTTAACTTTCACATCCACTGGCTCTGGGGAAACTTATCGCGCCCTGACTCGAGTCACAGGCGCTGGCGCAGCTACTGCCGGTACTGTTAATGGCGCTCACATTAGCTTGAGCATCAACGGTTCTGGTACCATTTCTGGCGCAGGTAATGCTCTTCGCGCTACTTTGGGCGGTACGTCTACAAACCCCGGCGGTACGATTGCAGCTATTCAAGCTGACTCTGATTTTGCTTCTGGTGGCTCTTGGACTGGTGCTTCTTTCATCCG